AACCATTGTTTATGTTTTTTAATTAATTCTACTTGTGGTGTTTGTTCCAAATATTAACCTCCTTTCAGATTTATATATCTTATCTTAAATATTATATCAAAAAAATTCCACCTTGTCAAGTGGAATTTTTAAAAATTTTCATTTTTTAAATATTTTGTAAATATTTCATTTATTTCTTCCTTATTTCTATCACAAATAGCTTCTTTTTCTCCTAGTAAATTATTTGGTATATTATTTACATCTATGTATTTAATTTTACACTCTCTACCATACTTCTTTAATTTCTTTATATTAGGTATTAAACTCTCATCATAATTTAAAGACTTGTCTAAAGCAAATATAACGGTATCTACTTGTAATAGTTTTAATAACTCTATATGATTCCTAGATAAAGCATTACTACCTAAAGCTAAAGTAGGTATTTTACTACCCATTTGCCACATTTTCATAACAGATTTTTCACTTTCAACTATCATAACTGTTTTAGTTTTCTTGATTAGGTCATAATACACATCATAGCCAAAGAACACTAAAGATTTACTATATCTAAGAATAGGCATATATTTATTCTCTCCCTCTTGTAAATATTTAGCATTTCTTCTTCCAGTTAAACCTATTAATTCATTATTATAATAAACTGGTATTAATACTCTTCTAGTAAATTTATCATATCTAACTCCAAAGAAAAGTTGAGTTTCTACATTAATATTATCTTTTAAAAATAATTCAGAAATAGCTATAGGGTAATCTTTTAATATTTCTTTATCGTATATTTCAGGTGTTTGGAATATATAAGTATCATTCCAAGATTCTACTTCTCCACTTTCATTTATAAGTTGTTTATGCGTGGCTAGACTTAAATATAATTGAGAAATATATTTAGTTTTATCTACATCATTTAGTTTACTCAATAAATCTAAAATATTACCTTTATCATTATTTCTAAAATTATAATATCTTAAACTATCATCTAAAGATAATACATAAGCATTTGAATTATGGTCAATATCAAATCTTGCAGTCATACCATCAGAGCTTGTTATTATTTTACCTACAAAATTATGTAAAAGATTATAAAGTATTTCTCTATTCAAATTAAGATTATGTAAAACTATGTCCTCTAATATCATAAATTAACCTACTTTTATTAAGATTTTTTTCTAACAGTATCTTTTGGCATATTTTGTATTACTCCTACTTCCTCATAATATAATGTATCTAAATCTACATAATAAAGCAATACATAATCATCTCGCCCATTTCTGTTTTTATCACAGAAAAAAGCATAATAAGGTAAATTTGTATTCAAAGATACTTCTTCATTTTCAAATGTTTCTTCATTATACTTAGTTACAACTAGATTAGTTAATTCTTCTTTATCTAATTTTCTAAACATAATTAAATTTTCTAATATCTCTTTTATTGCTTTAGCTCTAGCCAAACATCTATAGGTTAAATACTTTACATTTGATGATTCTCCTGCTATTTGTAATGTAATGGTAAAGGTAATATTAAATCTTTTAGTTAAATTATCTGCTACTTTAGATAATTCTATTATATCTTTATACTCTTCTTCATCTGCTTTAAATGTATCATATACAAAATGTCTATAGCCTTGTCTTACTTTCTTTTTTATTTCTCTACGAAGTATATTTGGTTGCATATTTTCAAAGTATATATGTGTAATTCTATCTTTATATCTATCTTTCCAATGCAACATAGCATTAATAAAATATTCCATATCCTCATTAGACAAACTATTCTCTCCATATTCTGCTCTACTTATTGTTTTTGCATTTTCATTTAAAAATACTAATACATTTGTTATATAAGCAAAAGTTAGTATTTGTATAAATGTTTCAAAAACTTGTTCATTACAAAATAAACATATTTTGTCTTTTGAGTTCTCTAATAAAGATAAAATATAAACTGTTACTAATAGTGTGGTCTTCCCTGACCCACTTGCCCCTGCAATTCCATTAACACCTCTGACTATACCTTTATTCCACTTATTCAAATAACTATATCTTAAATCAAAAGGAACACAATCTACTCTTTTACCTTTTCTTATATTTTGAGTAAACTCATCTGTAATCATATCTGTTAAATTTGTTTCTACAAAATTACTATCGGCAGTACCTACTGAGCAAATTTCACTTATCATACCTTCCATTGTAGTAGTTAAATCATCACTGCTAGTAAAATTAGTTAATTTACCTATAAATTCCTCTAAACCACCGTTATTCATTATTTTATCATATAATCTTAGAGGAACACTTATTACGGTATATTGCTCTAATACTCCTTCAAAATCTATAATATCGTTATTAGTAATTTCTTTAACTAGATAAAAGATATCCATACATTCTTTTTTTCTATTCTCTTGTATTGATAATGTATTTAAAAATGTAGATAGAGCAAACTCATCTATATTTGTATATTTTTGTTTAGTATATAGTATTCTACATACTTCATAAAACTTTTTATAATCAGATAAACTAAATAAAACATTTTTATTTGTTTTCTCTTCTAACATATTAAAATTTTCTATACTTTGTAATACTCCTGCTAACAATCTAGCTTCCAGTATCTGCATTATATCTCTTTTAGTATCTACTATACTCATTAAACAATCCCTACTTTCTTTTCTAAATCTAAGTAATTTTTCATAAGTTTTTCATCTTTATTTATATTAATTTTAGTTTTATCTGTCTTTAAATATTTAGGGTCAATACTATAAGGCATTAAAAATTGTTTATGTAAATCTTCTTTGTATAGATTTAATAAGTAAATTAATTGATTAAAATTACTATTAATATCAGAATTAATAGTATTCCACTCAAAATACAAATCTTTAATATAGTGTAGGAAATATACTCTTTTTGCATAAGTATCTACTTCTTTTTCAAAATCTTTCAATAATTTTTTATTTTTTGAATTTAAGTTTTTTCTATCTCCCTGAATTAACATCTCTAACAAATTTTTATAAATTTCTTCACTTTGACTCTCTTTTAAATTGTCTTTTTTCTTTTTTGGCATAAAACACCACCTCTCTTTTAGATTAAGTAAAATAAGGTAGGTAAATATTTACCTACCTTTAAGTATATTTATTATATCATTCAAATATATCACTAAATTTTAATCTTAACCTCTAAAAAGGGAAAGAATCCTCATTAGAATTATTTGTTGTATCTGTATTTTCTGTAGACTCTCCACTTTCTACATTAGTGTTTAACTCAGTAGTATCTCCAGTATTTTCAACTTTTTCTTCTACCACTTCTACTTTTACTTGTTCTGTACTAGGGGGTGGTGCTTGTTTTCCTACTTCACTTTGTCTTTTTTTAGCTAATTCTATAGCTTGTTGCATAGAATTTTGTGTAGCAGTTTTAACTGCCGAAGTTGAATTATTACCTGATATATCCTGTAAAATAGGGTTAGCTACATAATCTAATTTATCAAAAGCTATTAAAGATATATTGATTGTACCTCTTTCTACAGGTATTAATCCTATAGATTTATATTCCTCTTGAAGTTTCTTTTGATAAAGTTCTTCATTATCTTTACTTATAGCTTTAAAGAACACTAATTTACCTTGATTTACATCCGATTCAGTAGGTTCTCTAAATGCTTTTCCACTTTCAAGTTCTATAGTAGCAGGAAGTAAGTAATATCCATCTGTACTTAGATTATCTGCACAATCTTCTCTCATTTTATCTAAAACATATTTCGCAGTCTCAAAGTCATCTTTGACTTCTCCATTTAAGAAAACTTCTAAAGGAATTAATCCTTTTTGTTTAAAATATTCATTTTGAGTACCTAAAGGTACAAACATTTCTAATTCTTTATCTAAAGCCATATTTTCTATTTCAGTTTTAGAAAACAATAGATAGCAATGAGAACTTAATCTGTAATCTGTTGTTTTTTGGTCAACATACTCTACTTTTCTAGCTTCTAATCCTAATTGTAAAAATCCCGAATTGTTGACTTTATATCTACTATTTCCATCAACTTTTACTTTTTTACCTTTTAAAGTTTTTAAAGACTCTACAAAAGATTTAACTGTCAAATATGTTTTTGTTTCTTTTTGTCCTTTTATTTCATACTTAATAGCTTTTTTCTTCATTTCTTCTGTAGCATTTTGTTCAGACACTCTTTGTGGTTGTCCATTATCAAAATATTGTAGCTTATCCCATTCATTTGTAAAGAATGGAATAGATACTGTAGATTTTGTAGTTGGGTTTTCTATAACTAAATTAATTATAGAAGTAATATCTGTTTGAACTCCATTATCCATCTTTTTAGGGTGTTCAATTTCTTTTATAACTCCTAATATATCTAATTTACCTACCAATTTACTTTTATCTACTGCCATTACACATCATCTCCTTTTATTTTTAATAAGTAAGACTAAATTTTATAGTCTTACTTATTATAGCATATATTTTTTATTATTGCAAGTATTTTTTATTTATTTTTCTTTTGGAGTTTCTATTCCATAATATTCATTTCTTTTTTCTATTACATAAGCTAAATCATTGTCAATTTCGTCCGTATCAAACATTCCCATAGGAGTTTTGACTACTGATTTACTATTATTCATATTATGAACTTGAAACACATATCTACCATCTTCATTCATTCTAGCAAGTAATACCATTTCAAACATACCTTCTAATTTAACTTTCTCATCTATTAATTTACCTATTGTTCTTATAGATATATTACCTAATTCATTGACCGTAGCATGAGTCATAAAAGTTACTAAAATATCAGGTCTATCTGCTAACAACTCATCGGGTATATCTTTAAATGCTCCATATAATCCTGATGCCATATTACTAAATTTTTCAAATCCTTTAACATTAATAGTTTTCATAAATTCATCTGACATAAAATAAATTATATCATCTATAACTATGTTTTTTACTTTTTTATTTTTATCTTTTTCAAGTATATCAACTATTGCACCTACGAGTTCTCCATAATCTTTTGGTGTATATACTTTGAATTTGTTATCTCCATTTTTAAAAGGTAATCTTTTATTAAAACATTTAATTATTATTGTATCGCTTGAGTTCATTGCCCTAAGTGAGCTAGATTTTCCACTTGATGACTCCCCAATTATAAGCATTCTATCTGCCATTACACATCATTCTCCTTTTCTTTAAATTTTCTCTTTATTTCTCCTAATTTTACTTTAGTTAAACCTACTTTGTTATTTATTTTTACTATATGTTTATCTTTAAAATATTTATTTGGATAAGCTACATCATCATCTACAATGACATACATACCATTATAATTATTTTTATCTAACCATTCTTTAATTTCTTGTTCTCTAGTATTTCTTGCTTGACCTGTAACATCTATTACCAAGCAATCTAAAGAATTTACTCTTTTTAACCAAGAATATTCATGAAATATAGTATCAAAAAACTCATTAAATTCTTTTGAACCTCCCATACATATTCTCCAACTAGATGATATTACTATTTTAACATTATTTTCCAAACACCATAGTAATAATTGATTAAATACTCCTATGTTATCAAAGCTCCAATCAGTTAATCTAATATTGCCATCATAACATTTAATTGGTATATTCAAACCCATACCACTTCTAGTACCTATATTATTTACAACACCATCAAAGTCTAAAAATAGTATTTTATTCATATTTCCACCAATAATATTTTATTACAAATAGCTTTTCTAATTGAGTATTCGTATCTAACCTTTTATTAATGTTCTGTACAATTTCTTTTTCCCATATAGTTATAAAATCATTAGGTGCTTCATATTCACTGACAACTACTATACATCTTTTTGACATTTCTCTTACTAAATTCCAAAACTTTTCTGTATCAAACTTTTCTTTATTATATTGTTTTGTATCTTTATATGGTGGGTCTATATAGATTAACACATTATTATTCTTCTTTAATTTATCTAAATCATCTAAATTAATATTAAATATATTTTCTATAGTGAATGTAGCAGTTTTTAATGCTTCTTTTTGGTTTATTAAATTATTATATCTTTCTCTACCCATATTTCTAGGGTTACCTTTAGCATCTGTTCCTCTTGCATACACACCCCAAAACAATCCACCATAACTAAATAGAAAACCTACATAACCATAATACCAATCTTCATAAGTATTATTTCCTAACAAGAAATCTTGTTTAACTTTCTTATACTCATTCTCATCTATATGTATGTAGTCTAAGTCATTAAACTTTATTTTATCAAATAAAGCTATTAAATATTTGTTATTATCAAACCCATACTTTTTATTACATACTATTGGGTATTTAGTATTAGCTATAATATTTGCTCCACCACAACAAGCATCAATAAATACTTCACAATTATTTTCTTTAATTAACTTGTTTAATATAGGAATAATATATTTAGCTAATCTATTTTTACTTCCTTGATAAACTATAGTAACCACCTACCTTTATATTTTATATTAACATTATAACATATCTACATATATTTTGTCAAGTGAAAATTTTATTATTTATGAAATCCTAAATCGGCAGGGTTATAATCTCCATTTATGTATCTAATATTTCCACCAAAACTTTTTCTATTTTTTGTTACTTGTTCTATCAATTTTACTGTTTCTTTTGGTAATTCGTTATATGAACCTTTACTCCAATAGTAAATAACTAACTTTGAATCTCCATAAATATCTGTATACCCTAATTTCCTTGCAATTTCTAAGGCTAAGTACATACCCAATAGTTCTCCATAATTATTAGATTTATCTGCATCTAATTCTATATTGTTAAATTCATTGATTTTCCAACCTTTAGATTTTAAAAATTCTTCAAATTTTGGTGTAATCAAATGATTTAATAAACTATTTTTATCTTTATCTGTAACTCTAACCTCTGTTACTCCTCTACCTCTTCCAGTTCCTGAATCAAAATACACACCATCATTTAATTCTATATTAGGTTTTTCATACTTAGCACCATTTTCTAGCCATAATTTAGCTTCTTCTAAAGTTTTAAATGACTTATATCTAAGTGCTTTTCTCTCTTTACAAGTATTCCAATCTTTATCTATTCCATTGTCTACATTTGAATTATACCAAGCATATAATTTACTCATCTGATTTACCCTCTAATAAACCTAACTCTTCTAATACCCATTCATCTTTTTCTGCTTGAGATAACCAATCTTGAATTTGTCTACGAGTTCTTTTAACTTTACTCTTATAAATATATCCTTTTTCTTTCTGTTCTTTACTCCAAGTGCTACAAGGTATTATTTCTGTATTTTTTAAATCTTGTAATAACTCAATACACTTGTCTATTTGTCTACATAAAAATTGGTAATTCGTTTCATTAGCTTTTCTCATTATAATCACTCTCCTATATTTAATAACTCAGTAAATTCCACTGCTACCCAAAAAGCCAACACCCAACTAATAATTAAACTTATAATCACTACAACATTAGTTATTACACTTTTACTTAATATATCAAAATATTGTAAAGGTAAAAACATATAAATAATAACTATAGTAATTAACATAAATATTGGCAACCAAACAACACAAGCTATTACAGTAGCTATAATTGATTTTAATATTAACTTTAACATACGACCTCCTTTGTAGGAATATTATAGCATATTTTTATACCTATGTCAATATTTAATTTATAAAAGAGTAGAAAATGTATCTACTCTTTATGTTCTTCTATATTCTTTTTTATTAATTTAATCTCATCTTTACTCAAAAAGAAATCTGTTTTACTATATTGGTAAAATAGTTCTATTTCAGACCTAGTCAATTTATCTCCACACATAGATTTTCCTACAATTACTCTTAGAGAGATTAAAGTTTTATCAAAGTATCCCATTATTTTACTCTCTTTAAATATGTTTCTAATTCTTTATTATAACTTAACCCTACTTCTAAATCATCAAAAATATTTTCTACTTTCTTAATATAATACAATATTTTCTTTTGATAATTACTTTGTAATAAATCTATATACTCTTTTAATTTTATTCTATCATCATAGTATATACTCTCATCATATAACATATTTGTAGATAATACAACTCTTTTTAAATCAAATATATAATCAGATACTCCCAATCTAAATGAACACATAGGGTCATCTATATTAGGTACTTGTTCTGTAAAAGTTCTACCTAGATAAATAAATGTAACTATTTTATCCATTTTATCTAATAAATACTCATCATAGGAATATTTATCTCTATTTAATCCTATAGACTTATACTTATTAATTAACTTTGTTAATTGTACTTCATATTCATAATCTTTCACATCACTTAATAGATTATTTAACTTATATTTATTAATTATATAATCTGATAGTTCTTTTACTTTCATTGTGTGTCCTCCATTCTTTTAACAACAGTATCAAATAAAGCTAATAAAGTCAACATTCCAACACTATCCTTAGTATCTGTATAATGTATATTTGGTTTTGTAGGTTGATATTCATTAACTAACTTACCATTTAATACACAAGTTCCTACATTAAATACTAAAACAGGTTTTGTATCACTTGTATGGAAATCTCCTACACTACCTCTAACACCACTAGCACATACTAATATATCTGCATTTTTACAAGCATACATCATATACTGAAAACTTGATGTAGAACTTACACACATAACATCATTTTTATAATATCTTGTAAGTATATTCATTAAAGGTTTTCCTACTGTTTTTCCTTTTCCTATAATTGTTATTTGTTTGTTATCAAAGTTTTCTATATTTAACCAATCTAAAAATTGCATTATACCTTTAGGTGTAGCAGGAGCATACATATAATTTTCTGTATCTAACCAAGAAGATATATCTACTCCTTCTGAATCTAAATTTTTAGTTATTTTTTGTTTATAAACTTCATATATATTACTATCTTTGCAAGGTAAGTCTAACATACAAGGGTATTTATTACTATTTATATCTAATAGATATTTTTTTAAATCTTGTACTGAACTTATAGGTGCTATAATTACCTCAATACCTAGTAGATTACCAAAAAGACTTCTATGTTTAGCATAAAGCATACAACCTTTATCATCTTCATTTGTAAGAATATAAAATTTCTTTTTTATTTCTAGTTGTCTAACTCTTTTTTGTAAATTGTCTACTTTTTCATTAAAATACTTTCTCATCATATCTTTTAATTTTAATTCTGAGAGCTTTAATTGAACCATTTTGGCATTTCCTCCTCTTGCTCTATACCTTGACTACCCTCTTTATAGATAGGTCTATTTTGGCTATCTAAAGCCGTTAAAATTGAAGTGCCTTTGTAATCCACAAAAAATCTACTCAAAGGTATTTCTCCGAATAATTTTAACATATTTTCCAAGATACAAGCTATAAATATGTCTTTCTCTGAGAGATTTAATAATTCTTCACGAGTATAATCACTAAAATTTTTATCTTCGACTTCAACTGTATAGATTGCTAAATAACCTATTAAAGTCATAAGATATAAAATAAATAAATTTTTATTTCTTAATTCCATTATTTCTTGAACTGTAAGTTTATCATCATCTTTTTCTCCACCATAAGCTAACTCTTGAATAAAATAGAATACTCCATCTATATCTAAGTTATTATCTATGTATATTTGTTTTAAAGTTTTAGGTGGTATTCCTTTTTCAAACCCACCCCACTCATATTTTTTATTATTCACTACAAGTGTATCTAATTCTTTAGTCTTTTCATTCATTAATCCCATTACTGTAAACATTAAGCATCTCCTCCTAAGAACTCTAATTTAATCATTTTATTTATAATCTACCACCTTTCTTTAATTTTACTATTTCTCCTAAAAATGTTTTTCTCTTATATTTTGTATCTCTTTTTCTTGCATTTTCAAATGTAAACCTATCATATAATACAGTTAATGTCTTACTTGCTCTTGATAATGCAGTATACACTAATTGTTTAGTCAACATAAATGTATGAGTTCTACTTGCTACAAATATTACATTTTCAGAAGTACACCCTTGTAGTTTATGAACTGTTGAACAATAAGCAAGTTCCCAATTAACTTCTCCATCAGTAAACTCTACAATTCTATCATCATCTAGCATTGAGATTGTATATTTATATATTATTTGAGTTTTCTTTTGTCCTGTTTCTTTATC